ACCAGGGACAGCGGCTCAGCGACCCATGCACGGGTCGTAGGTTGCTGGGCTCTAGGGCCAGGTCGGGGCGTAGCTTGCGGCTGATGACGTGGTCGACGGCGCCGGCGCCGGGGTGGCCGCACAGGTAGCAGACGTCGGATGCGGCCAGCACTCGGGCTCGGGCTCGGCGCCATGGTCTGCCGGTTGGTCCGCCCCCGATGGCTGGCACGGGTCACCTCGGCTTGCGGCGCTTGCGGTCGCGCAGCTTCCGCTTGCAGCCTTCGCACCGTTCGCCGTAGGCGATGGGGTGCTGACAGCCGATGCAGCGGTTTCCTCTGCTGCCCGCGCTCGGGCCGTACAGCACGCCATGTTTCCCGCTCTTAGCCATGGCCGCGCAGCATGGCCAGGAACAGGGCGCGCTGTTCGGCCACGGCGACCGCTTCCCGTACCCCGACAACCCCGGCGCCGACGTAGGCCGGGGTGCGGACAACGGCCACGTGGTCGACCCGGGCCCGGGTACGGACGACGCGGCGGCGGTCGGGTGACCAGCGGCTACCGCCCTCGACTTCGCGGAAGCCAATCGACAAGCCCAGCGGCACGGCGTCGGCGGCCAGGGCCAGGACTTCGTCGCCGGCGGCCGTCTTGGATACCCGCCATGCCCCCCATGCGGCGTCGGCGCGCTCCTCCAGCTCGACCCCTACCCCGATGGGCAACTGCTGCGCGTCGGTCGGGTGACGGACGGTCAGCGGGACCCGGGTCGGGTCGGCGTCGGCCAGGGCGCCGCGCTGGAATGTCTCGACGACGAGTCGGCCGCGGTCGAGCACTTTGGCTTCGACATTCCAGGGGATGAGCGGCCCGTACAGGATGCGGCCGTCGCCGGCCGCGTCGTCGCGGACAGCCAGCCCGGTCACGACTTCGCGGATGAGTACGGTCATGCCACAGCGCCCCCTTCGGGCCGGGGTGGTTCCTGGTCGTCGATACCTGGGATGGGTGGGCGGTCCTCGAGCGCGCGGACTTCGCTGGGCAGCAGCCAACTGGCTTCGATGCCGAGCTTGTGGGCGGTGTAGCGGTCGAGCAGGGTCGCCCGGGCCATGCCGCCGGCGTTGAAGCGGGCTTTCTGGGTGCTTGGCAAGAGCCCGGACACGGCCCGTTCGATGCGGGCTAGCCAGGGGCGCAAGCTGTACGTCAAGAAGTCGGTCGAGCGCATTTCCGGGCTCGAATATGCTTCGTGGCCGGCGGTTGGGCCGTTCACCATTTCGCTTGGCACCCCGAACACCCTCGCGATGGTTTCGACGTTGAACCGCTGGCTCTCGAGCAGCGCCGCGTCGACCGGTGAAACCGTGATTGGTTGGAAACGGGCGCCGTCGCCGAGCACGGCGGTGCGGCGCTGCCCCTGGTGGCGGGCGTCCCAGAGCACTTGAAGCTCCTTGGCCTGTTTTGCGGTGATGCGCTGGTCTGTCGTCAGCGCGCCACTTGGGATGGCGTTGTCCCGGAAGAATTTCGCGGCCCAGCGTTCGCTACCTAGCCCGAGCCCGATGCTTTCGGCTGCGTACTGGATTGGGCTCAAGCCCTCGAGCTGGCCGGGCCATGGATACGCTTTGGCGTGGAAGACGTCGGCGGGGTTCTGCTCGACCCCGCCAATGCGGATGACGCGTAGCCCGTCCTTGCCGGTGGTCACGGCCACCCGGTCGGGGTGGATTAAGTCAACTTGGCTCGGCAATAACCCGGCGCCGCGGCGGTCGGTGACGAGTCCCCAAGCGTTCCCGCGCAGCAGCAGCGACGCCATGCACGCCCACAACCAGTCGGCGAGCTCGGGGAAGTCGGCGCTCGGCCGTTGCAGCAACGGCGGGGTTGGTATCGGGTCGCGGTCGTCGCCCCGGTAGACGTGCAACGGCAACGTCGACACCGAATCGGCCAGCAGCCGGACGCAGCCCCAGACCGTCGACAGCCGTAGGGCCGAGTCGACGGTGACGGGCTCACCCGACGCGGTCGGCCGGCCCTCTTCGGCGAGCAGCTGGTCGAGGGTCAGCTCGTCACGGTTCTGAACCCGGGACCAGACCCAACGGTCCCAGAAGCCCACGGCCTACTTCTTGCGGGGCGCCGCCCGGGCGGCGCGGCGCGGAAGCTCACGCAGCTCGGGCGGGATGTGGTCGCCCTTGGCGATGAACGTGGCCGACTCTTCGCCAAGGTCCTTACGCTCGATGAGCAGGTCCTCGCCGGCGACCTCGGGCGGCCCGGCCGGGCGGTTGCGAACCCCGGCCGGCTCGCCGACGCGGCGTTCGAAGTCGACGCCCTTCTCGGCGATTTCCACGCCGGGGGCGACGTCGGCGTCGATGGGACGGTCGGTCATGCTCTCACCCCGGTGTCAGCGACGAACGCGCTTGGCTGGGCCAGCTGCACGTCGGCGCGCAGGTACGCCAAGAACGCGTATTGCAGGTTGTCGGCCAGGTACCGCTCACCCAGGAACCGCAGGGTGAAGTCGGTCCGGATGCCGACCAGCAGGTTCGACCAATCGGCGGTGAAGACAAGCGACGTGTCGGTGCTCGACCCCACGGTCAGGGTGATGGGCACCGACTTGGTCGTGTACATGGGCAGCAGCCCCACCGGCGGCGCCATGTACGCCAAGGTCGACGTTTCCTTGAGCTTGGACAGCGACGTGCTCGACCGCGGCGCTTGAATGTGGGCGGTTGGTTCGAACCCGGCCGCGCGCACCGCGCCGATGGCGTCAAGCCACCAATCGAAGTTGGTAATAGCGGTGCCGTTGGCACCGTGCGCGGTCGCCGTGATGCCGGACTGGTTCAGCACGCCGCGTGGTTCGGGCGCGCTGCCGGTGCCCAGCAGCGCCACCCGGTCCAATTCGACCGCCATTTGGCCGGCGAAACTGTTGGCGATGACGTCTTCGCTCGACGGGTCGGCGTCTTCGAAAAGCTCGACGGAAAGCAAAATGGTTCGGACCAAAGTTCTCGCGGTAAAAGTCACCCGGTCGAAAACCATATCCGCGGCGGTAATTGTCGCGTTTTCTGATTTCCACGCCGGGGTGCCTTCGGACGTCAGCCGGGCCAGGGCCAGCGTGTTGCTCGTCATGGGCACGGTCTGGGCGCCGGCCCTAAAAACCACCGTCCGGTTGCGAGCTAAATCAATAACTCGGGCGGACAATGGCGCAGGCACAAGGGCGCCACCGGCGCCAACGCTGGATTCGGCCAACGCTCGCTCGTGCTCGGCGCCTTCCCACTGGCCAGTCGCCATGCCACGCAAATAGCGGTCGAAACTCAGCCCCGCGGCGTCGGCCTGGTCGAACCGGCCCCGGGCCTGCAGCCAGTCATAGACCGACTGTTCGCGGGTCAGGACGGGCTCGCGGGGGACGGCCGGGCCGGGCCGGCGGGTCGTCGCCGCGCGCAGCTCGGCCACCTGCCGGTCGCGTTCGGCGTCGGCGGCGTCGCTGGCTTCCCGTTCGGCGACGACCTGGCGGCCGTGCTCGGCCAGCTCGTCGGGGGATAGGTCCCGGTGCTCTTCGGCGGCGCGGGTCAGCACGGTGTCTTGGGCGGCCCTGGCCGCGTCTCTGCGTTCGCGCAGCTGGTCGAGCAGGTCGGGCACGGTCCCACCTCGAACATTCCCTATCTTGACGGTTGACAAGGTCGAGAATACTACGTGGGACGATGCACCGGATAGCGGCCTAGTTGGCGCCGGGATGCACCACGCCGCGCAGCCGGGCCCGGGTGATGGGCGGGAACAGCGGCCGGCCGTTCAGGTACACCGACACCTCGTGCTTGTCGCCGATGATGTGGCTGGCGTGCTCGCCCTCAAAGGACTCCAGGAACTTGGCGGCCTGTTCGTCGGTGATGCCCAGCCGGTCGGCCACCGCGTCGACGGCGGCCCGGGCCAGGGCCAGCCGTTCAGGGTCGGTCAGCCCAGAGACGCCGTAGACGGGGTAGGTCAGCGGCTCGCCGCTCACTTGGCATGCCTCCCGGGGTCGCGGTGGTCGTCGGCGTCGAACAGTTCGCCGGGCTCGCCGTCGGCCAGTTCGGCCGCGGCGGCGGCCCACTCTGGGTCGTCGAGTAGTCCGCCGGCCCCGGGTTCTGCACTTTCACTTGTTACAGACGTTACGTTGCTGGTCAGGGCCGGTTTTGGGGTTGTTACGGGGGCCGGGGCCGTAACAAGTGGAATATGGCCTCTGACCTGCGAAGTAACGTCTGTAACGTCTTCGGCGCAGTAAGCGGCCCACGCGTCGACGAATGCGGCCCGTTCGTAGCCGCGTTCGGGCTCGCCCTCGAACCGCAACAGCTTCGGCTTGATGCCGTAGGGCTTGAGTAGCTTGGCCAGCCGGACGGCCGGGCCCTTCAGCCTGGTCGCCTCGACGTCGTTGCCCCACCACTCACCCCACGGCCCGTCGTCGCGGTCGACCAGGAACCCCAGCAGCGCCGCGGTGGTGATGCGGTCCAGGGCGCCATGCTGCTCGAACGTCTCGCGGACGTGGCGCAGCAGCAGCACGCCAACACTGTCGTCGGTGACTTCGCCGCCATGCAGTTCGATGGCGGCGGCCCGGGCCCGCTTGGGCCAGTCGCCACCGGCGGCGTCGGCGATGGCCAGCAGCGGTTCCCAGATGTCTTGCTGGCGGTCGTTCAGCTCCTCGGGCAGCTCGGGCAGGGCGTCGGTCAGCTTGGGTAGCGCCGTGGCCGCCCAGCCGGCCAGCCGGGCCCGTAGCGGTTCGGCTTCGGCGCGGGCCGGACGACGACGGAACCGCTGGACGGTGTCGGTTTTCTTCTTGCGCCGCATGCGGATGGGAATGGACCTCGACGCCAGCATGTCGGGCAGCTCGCCCTTGCCGGCGAGCACCTTGGGACAAAAGACGGGGAACTCGGCCACGACGCGGTTGGCGCCGTCGCCCTCGACGATGCGGACCGGCGTGTCCGGCTGGAATCCGGCGTTCAGGACGGCCTGCAGCTTCTTCTGGTCGCCGTCGGCGCCACGCCCGAACAGCTCTTGCACCTCGTCGAACAAGATGGTTGGCGCCGGGTCGCCGATGGACCGGTAGACGGCGGCGGCGGTCATGTGGGCGACCGGCAGCGGCCGGCAGCACAGGTTCGCCAGCGTCTCAGCGAACCGGGTCTTGCCGGATAGCTTCTCTGGCGCGGTGACGTGCAGATACGGTGTCGTCTCGGCGGCCGCGAAGGCATGGGTATGGGCGGCGAACAGGGCGCCGGCGACGGCGGCCGCGCCACTTGGGAAGACGACATAGCGCCGCAGGTACGCCTCGGCGCCGGCCAGCACGTCGGCGCCGGCTTCCATGGCCACCGCGATGGTTACGGCGCCCTCGACGATGCCGGTCCCGGTGGTCGAGCCCTCGACGATGCCGGTGCCGCTTGTGGCGCCCTCGACCACCAGCGGCGCGAACTGGTCGAGTCCGTGGCCGGCGGCCAGGTGGTCGGCGGCGTCTTTGCCTTCGGCGGCCTTGACGACGGCCACGGTGGCGGCCACGCCGGCCAGGGCCTTGGCGACGGTGGCGGCGTGGCGGTGGCCGGGTTCGTCGTCGTCGGCGACGACCACCACGTCGGCGCCCTCGAACCACTTGGCGTAGCCGGGCCGCCACTTGCCGGCGCCCATGGCGAAGGTGGTGGCCTCGCCCCCGGCGGCGACGATGGCGGCGACGTCCTTCTCGCCCTCGACGACGTGGATGGTGCGGCCGTCGGCCACCGCGGCCAGTAGTTCCGGCAGCCGGTAGGGGACCAGGGTGACGCCGCGCACCGACCACGCCTTGCCGCCGCGCTTGGACTCGTCCGGCTTCCACTGGCGGAACGTCTTGGGCTCGAACCGGCAGACGCCGTACAGCAGCTTGCCGCGCTGGTCGACGTAGCGGTAGGTCGCCACGGGTTCGCCGAACGGCGTCCACTCGACGTCGCGGGCCGGTGCCAGGTCGGCCGGTTGCAAGCCAATGGCGGCGACGATGGCGGCGAACTCGCAGCCGGCGTGGCAGCGCAGCAGGACCCGGCCGTCGCGGCCTTCGGTCACCGATAGCGACGGGTTGGCGTCTTCGTGGGACGGGCACGTCCAGTTGCGGCCGCCGTCGCGGGTTCGGCAGTTGGCGGCGTCCAGGGCGTCGCGGACGCGCTGTAGCGGGGTCATGCCGGCCGCCGGGTTCGCTCGGCCCACGTCCAGCTTTTGAGCTCGGCGCTACCCCACCAGCCGGGCCACGGCGCGGCCAGCCGGGTGGCCTTCCAGTCGTCCAGCCGGGTTACTATGGCGTCGAACTGCTTCCCGGTGGTGGTGGTTCTTGGCGGGGCCGGTGTGGTGACCGGCCCCGTTCGCTTACGCGGCTCGGCCACCGTCGCCCCTCTCGACCCGTTCGCCGTCGGCCATGGCGGCCACGGCGGCGAGCACACTCGGGTCTTCGACGTGGGGCGGGTAACCCTGTTCGCGCCGGCTGCGCTCAACCGCGCCGGCCAGTTCGGCGGCGGTCATGGCGCGCTGGTCCGGTCGGTCGGCTCGACGACGCGGTGAAGGTCGTCAAGGTCGGCGGGGTCGAAGCGGACCGACCAGCCAACCTTGTGGTAGCGGACGGCCCGGCGCTTCACATACGCGCGGATGGTGTGTTCGGACTTGCCCAGGTACTCGGCTGCTTCGCGGGCGTTCAGAAGGCCCTCGAGCCGCGACGGCTCGGACATGCGATGAATCCTCCCGTGGGGCGCGCTGGTGGCGAGAATGGCCGCTAGCAAGGGAACGGCGGCAGCGGTGCCAAGCGACGCCCGTGCGAAACGCCACGGGGGCAATGGGGGAAGCAAGCTTACCCCGGCATACCCGGTACTACCAAATCTGCGCGTCTGGGTGGGTTCAGACGCAAGATGTTGTGGTCTACGCCCGCCAGCGAAGCTCAACCCGGCCGGTGTCGAACCCGGGGCCGCGCCGGGCGGCCGGCGACACGACGACAGCTTCCAGCACCAGCCGTAGGACGTCGCGGCGCTGTTCAAACGTCCAACGCTTCCACGCGGCGGCCAGGGCGCCGGGTTCGGGGCCGACGTCGGCCAGGATGGCGGCTTCGGCCCGGCGGGCCAGCCGGTCCCGGGCCGACCGGATGCGCTGTTGCAGCACCGGTCGGGCGGTCAGCCATTCGGGCTTGTCAATCTCGTCCCGGGCATACATGGTGGCCAAGTCGCGCAAGCGCCGCTCGTCGGCGACCAGCTGGTCGGCCAACTCGCGGTCGCCGTTGGTGGCGCGCAGCTTCAGGAACTCGCCCAGCTTGGGGCCGTCCAGGGCGTGCAGCACGGCGTCGGTGACGTACTGCTCGAGCGGCGCGGCGGCGACGACCAGATGCACCCGGCCGGCTTCGCGGTTGCCCCCGTCGCAGCCGTAGCGGCGGCCCCACCGGTCGGGTGCGCGGGCGCCAATGGCGGCGCCGTCGACGGCGCAGCGCAGGATGCCACCGACCAGCAGATGCACCGGTGGCCGGCCGGCTTGGCTGCGTCGGGCCGGGTTGGACAGCGTGGCCTTCAGCTTCTCGTGGGTGGCCACGTCCAGAATCGGCGGCCACTGGCCGTCGGCGACCTCGACACCTTTGTAGACGGCCCGCGAGATGTAGCGCGGGTTGGCCAGCAGCTTGCCAAGGTTGCCGGCCGAGAACTTCGCCGCTTGCACCGGGCGCAACCCGCGGGCGTTGAACTCGCGGGCGATTGACCGCAACGACTCGCCACGGATGACCCGGCGGGCCGCTTCGCGCAGCACGTCGGCCTCGGCCGGGATGATGGTCACCTTGTCGGCGGCGTACCCGTACGGCCTTGCGCCACCGGGGACGGGACGGCCGGCCATGGCCGCTTCCAGCCGGGCCCGGGCCACCCGAACCGAGATGTTCCTTGATTCCATTCTGGCGAAGATGGCGATGATGTCGCGCATGGCCTCGCCGGTCGGCGTGGACGTGTCCAGCGACTCGGTGACTGATGCCAGCTGGACGCCACCGTCGTCGCACATGTCCAGCACGCGGGTGAAGTCGGGCCGGTTGCGGCTCAGCCGGTCCAGCCGCCAGCAGACGATGAGATTGCCGACCCGGTTGCGGGCGTCGGCCAGTAGCCGTTCGAACTCGGGCCGCCGCGCCCCCGAGAATCCCGAGATGCCTTCGTCGCGGTAGATGCCGACGACCCGGTGGCCGTGCAGCTCGCACCACTTCAGACAGTCGGCGACTTGTCGGTCCACGCTGGTCGCCACGCCACCAGCGGCTTCGGTGCCGGGCTCGCGGTCCTCGCTCAGCCGGGCGTAGATGAGAGCGTCCATAACCGGGATACTACTTGACTGTCGGCTAGCTCGTACAGTAGTTTCTACCCGGTAATAGTCAGCGGCCCCGCAGGTGCTTGCACACCCCG